TTTTTGGAAAAGTTGCTGAGAAGTTTAACGGCTCGTTAGTCATTGATGTTCATGGTGTTGGATATGAAGTTAGCGTGGCGACTAATGATTTTGACGCGGTGATATTAGATCAAGAAGTAAAATTTTATACTTATCATCATGTGCGCGAGCAAGCTGAAGAATTGTTTGGTTTTTCGAGTTTGGCGGCGAAAAAGTTATTTGAAATGCTAATCACGGTTCAGGGGGTTGGCCCGAAGGCTGCGCTAGCGATTTTGAGCTTGGGTGATGCCGAGCAAGTGCGCAATGCTATTGCTAATGCTGACAGCAGCTTTGTGCAAAAGGCCACTGGCGTTGGCAAAAAAACCGCTGAGCGCGTAGTGGTTGATTTGAGTGATAAAGTTGGTTTACCGACTCATTATGGCCGAACGGAGACTCCGCTGCAGACTAAATTAAACACTTCTGATGAAGCTTTGGAGGCGTTGATGGCTTTGGGTTATACATTAGCGGATGCCACTAAGGCACTTGAAAGCGTTGATATAAATTTGCCAACTTCTCAGCGAGTAACTGAGGCGCTGAAACGATAGTAAATATAAAAAAGGACGCTAAAAGCATAGCGTCCTCGTAATGATAATTAGTTTTCTTACGGCTCAATGGTAATTTTTTTATTTGACCAAAATGAAGGCTGGTAGTGAATTTTAATTTTTGAATCTTTTGCAACCTCAAAAATAACAGAACCTTCTTTTTTGCCGTTGACTGCTAGGTCGCCAGACCCTAGGTTGTCGCTTGCAGTGAAGGCTGTGCCGCTTGGCCCTTCAATAGCACCATTCGCATCTTCTATTTTCCAGTCGAATGTATTAAATGATAGCTCGCTATCTGATTTGTTGACAATTGACACATTCACTTTAACAAATTCTTTTCCGTCATTAGCCTTAATAAACTGGTTATCTGATTTCCAGTCGCGATCAATTGATTTAACAGTCACCTCCTTGCCGTCAAAAGCGATAGTTTCACCAACTTTGAAAGTAGTTTTTTCGGTTGGTTTATTTTCCGAAGTAGCGTTATTATTGTTTGTATTGACGACAGTGGCTTTGTTCTGTTGCGATGCGCTGGATACTCCAATCACAATAATAACAATAATTACCCAAAACCACACCTTCTTAAAAATTGGTTTTTTCTCGCTTGTGTTCATCATCCCCTCCTATGAGATGTGCCGCCCAACAAAAAGGACAGCCGTTAAATTTGGCTGTCTACACCTAGAACGCAAGTTTACGCTCGATAACGGCTGCCCATTATGCACGTAAACAATGCGCTCAAAACGCCTGGTTCTAGATGTAGACACCCCTATTGTACTACAAATGATATAATTAGTGTATGGCAATTGAAAGAATAGTTGATACAAGTTCGCATGATGATGATTCTGAAGAGCAGCGAATTGAGGTGAGTCTGCGTCCGCAGAGTTTTGCTGAGTATGTTGGTCAGGAAAGATTGAAGCGTAATTTGCGCTTGGCGATTGATGCGGCTAAAAAGCGCGGCGAGCCGCTGGACCACGTATTGTTATATGGTCCGCCGGGGCTTGGTAAAACAACTATGGCGACGGTGATTGCTAATGAAATGGGCACGAATTTGCGGATTACTAGCGGTCCGGCTATTGAAAAAGCGGGCGATTTGGCGTCGATTCTGACTAATTTGTCGGACGGTGATATTCTGTTTATCGATGAGATTCATCGGTTGGGTCGATCAGTGGAGGAAATCTTGTATTCTGCAATGGAAGATTTTAAGCTGGATATTGGGGTGGGAAAGGGTCCGGCGGCGCGATCAATTCGATTAGATTTGCCGCGATTTACGGTGATTGGTGCGACGACGCGAACGGGAAGTTTGGCGGCACCTTTGCGTGATAGGTTTGGTCATATTTATCGTTTGGAATTTTACACGCCAGAGGATATTGCGAAAATTGTGACGCGTAGTGCGAAGATTTTGGAGTCGTCAATTCGAAGTGAAGCGGCGGATTTATTGTCGACGCGAGCGCGCTTGACGCCACGTATTGCCAATAGGCTTCTTAAGCGAGTTCGTGATTACGCCGACGTTAATGGTGACGGAATAATTGATGTAAAAACTACAACCAACGCTTTGGAAATGTTGGAAGTGGATGAGTTGGGCTTGGATCCGGCTGATCGTAATTTATTGCAGTCGATTCTGGAGAATTATGGCGATAATCCTGTTGGACTAACGACAATTGCGGCGTTGACTGGTGACGAGGCGACAACAATTGAGGATTTTTATGAACCATATTTGCTACAAATTGGTTTTATTGAGCGTACACCGCGTGGTCGTCGAGTGACGATTAAGGCAAAGCGGCATTTGGGAAGATAGTTATCGTATTCTTCGGCTTTTTGTGCTTTAATAAAACCAGACAAACTTAACTAGGAGCCGCCATGGGCAAAAAACAAGCAACGACATCACCAGTTAAGAACTCTAAAGCTAGGCGCTGGCTACGACGATTTATAATTTTGATAGGAATTTTGGCTGGTTTGTGGCTAGTCAATTTTTTAACTTGGCTGCCGGCGTATGTGGAAGCGTGGAATATGGCACGAGATCCAATGGCTGAAAAGGGCGTTTTGGGCTTAAAGCTGAAATCGTCACGCGAAAGACATCGCATACCTACAGAACGTGGATTTTTAAAAAAGAGCACATATCCGTCAATTGATAGATATTATGAGATGCCCCAGAATGAGTCGGCGAGTGATTTGTTAAATAGACTACAACGATACGCTGAAGATTCTGGCTGGAAGCTAGACAAAGAGAGGTCTGGGGCGGAATATTTTGTAGGATATAAAGATATAGAGGGTAGGAAATATCAGGTCAGCGTGGGAATAGGTGACGAAAAAGTAGTATATGTATCAGTAGAAGGCTTGGGCAACTAATATGAAAATTAGAGTTATTATATTATCTTTCTTTGTAGCTATTATTTTTGGCCTTTTTATACAACAGTCAGCCCAAGGCGAAGTTGTTCCTTATAATTACGCAGGAAAGAAACTTACGATTACATTACTGGGTGATTCTTATTCGGCCGGAAATGGTGCTGATGGGTATGAATATGGTCCTAATATCTGTCATCGTAACAGTAATAACTGGGCGGAAATGTATAAAAGATGGCTAAGTAATAACGGGCTGTCAGTAACGCTTATAAATCGCGCCTGTTCTGGAGCTAAAATTAATGACTTCTTGGAGGATAAGAGTGCGGGTAGTGTCGTAAAAACGATTAGTGATGATCCGGGCAAGCTAGCGACGAATGAACAGATCATTAAATATGCAGAAGACAGGGATATCTGCAATATTAAACCGAATAATGACTTAAAAGTTGCTTATAGGATCATAAGTAGTGCGATTGGCTCTAAACGCGGAAAAAATCAGAAAAGAGTCAATATAAGATGTAATTATACGATTCGACGACAACTTGATAGCGTGGATCACAGCACGGATATGGTAATGATGACGATTGGTGGAAATGATTTGGATTTTGACGGCATTGTTAAGTCTTGTTTTACTGCTGTGATAA